ACTTCAGGGCGGTCACCGAAAGCCGAGAAAGCAAATACATCCCCGGTTCGGTCCCTTGTCTCGAATGTTCATTTTCGTTGACGAGATCGAGAACGTGCCGATGGGAATCTGGCACGACATTGATAACGTGCTTTCTGAAATCAGCGGCGACGGGGGCTTCAAGATTTTCGGCGCTTACAACCCATCGAACCTCGGCGACGAAGTTGCAAAACATGCGGAGCCCTCATTCGGCTGGGCCAATCTGAACGAGGACGAGCATTACAGGTGGGTCTCGACGCGCGGCTGGGATGTTCTGCGACTCGATGCGGAACGTTGCGAGAACGTCGTAACTGGAAAAATAATTTATCCCGGTCTGCAATCTCGCGAAGGTCTCAGCAGAATTGCGAACAGTTCCGGCGGCAGGCAGTCCGCAGGCTACATGACCATGGGCCGGGGCATGTATCCCAAGCAGGGCACTCAGCTAACCGTCATACCGCCGGGCATGCTTCAGCGCATGCGAGCGGAATTTATCTGGCTGGAGTCCCCGGTGCCCGTAGGAGGCTGCGATCTTGCGCTCGATGGCGGCGATGATTGCATTTACGTGCTTGGAAAGTGGGGCCTCGCAGTGGGAATTCGCTTTGCGCCCTCAGTTCAGTTCCCGGACGGCAACGTGGTGAAGTTCAAGGATGACCGGGGCAACTCTGTGGCCCGCTGGGGTCTCCAAGCGGACAAGCTTTTCACCCTGCCGAAGGGAGAAACGGTGGCGATGAAGACCGCCGTGATCGACTTCAACAAAAAAGCCGGTGTTCGGGGCAACTTTTTCGCGTGTGATCGAACCGGGCACGGCGCGGGCGTGGCTGACCTGATTAAATACGACTGGTCGAGCGAAATTCACGACGTGAATTATTCGGAATCTGCGAGCAAAGACAAGATGATGCTCGAAGACACCAAGACCTGCTACGAGCAATACGAAAGAATGGCCACCGAGTTGTGGTTTGCTCTGAGGCAGTGGGGCGAGTTCGGCTACTTTGTGATTTCTCCTACGATGGACATGACCAAGCTCGGCCAACAACTCACCCAACGGCTGATGCGGACCGGCGGACAGAAACTAAAAGTGGAATCGAAGAAGGATTACGAGTCCCGAGGCTTCACTTCACCCAACGATGCGGACGCTTTAACACTTTTTGTTCACGCAGCAAGAAAGGGAAGTGCGGTAACTATCAGTATGAAGGGCGAATCCGAAGTTCCCTCGGGCGGATGGGAAGACGACTGGCCCGGCGCAGGCATGCAGAACGGCGTGAAGATCGACGAATCGAACCGAACGGACTTTTTGAATGACCGGGAGGAGATGCCCTCTCCCGGAGGCGGCGGAACAGGGCTGGACCTTGACATTTTATGAGACAGATCAACCGAAATTTGTTTCCCCGAGACGGATTTTACTTCAAAGAGTCGGACGGCATCACGATCCGAGGTGATACGTGGCCCGGCGTGATAAAGCGGGTGGAGAACTATCGCAAGAGGAACAATTTTCCCATCGGAAACGTGGAGCAGGAAGTGATTTCGCAGGCCTGCGCCCGGAATCCCGGCTACTGCACCGAGGAAAACGCCGCCTACACCGCCGAAGTCCAGCGAGCTTCCCTAAAGAGCAGACTTTTGATCTGGATGGCGCGCCGACAGCAGACGATGCAGAGCCACCCGCCCAAATTTGTGACCGATGGCGACTTCAGGGCGCGCGCGGCCATCTGCGCCGGGTGTCCGAAGAACCAATCTCTGCCTGAAGGCTGCGCTTCGTGCAAAGCGGCGGTGAATGAGTCGCGAAAAAACATCATCGGCGGGCGAACTCAGGATGCGCGTTTAAACGCCTGCGCCGTTTTGGCTGTAGACCTGAATTCCTCTGTGTGGTTGGACGAGGATCGAGTCGATGACGGGGAATTGCCCGGCCACTGCTGGAGAAAGGTCGGGGTATGAACCAGTTTTTCGGCATAATCGCGGCGTGGGCGCGGATTCAGTGGGCCAAGTTTCGGGGATATCGGATTTTGACCACCATGAAGGAATCCACCATCCGTTACGACCACTGTTTGAAGTGCCCGGCCTTCGATGGATTCCAGTGCGGGGACTGCGGGTGCCTCGCAATGGCCAAGGTCATGATTACCACCGAGGAATGCCCTCGAAAAAAGTGGCACCGGGTGTGGGAAAAGCGGTAACTGTTAGTTGAAACTAGATGCCGAAAGACTCAACTTTTGTAGCGAGCGACACCTCGAACTCTGGCTACCCTAACTCCTACCTCGGGAGTGTTATCCAGTCCCCGAAGATCGACTCGAAGGGAAAACCGACCCAAAGGTCCATAAAAGACGCCGGGATGGCCCGGGACGTCGTGAAGACGGTGATTATGGCCGGACGCAACCGGTCCATCGTCAACTCCCGCATTCTCGCGAAGTATAATGCCGAGAGGCCCTACGACTCGAACAAACTGGAGTCCGAGGGGCTCGGCTGGAGGTCGAACTTTACGACCAAACCGCTGCCCTCGATGATCGAGAAGGTCGCGCCGCGCTTCACGCAGGCGGTGAACGGCCTGAAGTATCTCACCAACTCGGCACTTTCGTCCAAATGGACCAACGCCACCGAGAAGACCGAGAAATTCCGCGAAGTCATCACCAAGGTGATCCGGGGGCACAAGGGCTGGCGAACGTTGCTTGACGATATCTCGTTCGATAACGCGATTTTCGGCCACACCATCGTCGCATGGCTCGATGAGTTCAGTTGGTTCCCTCGCCACTTCAAACAGGACGAGTCTTTCGTTGCGGACGGCACCAAATCCGATCCCCGGTGGGCGCAGATCGCAGTTCTGAAGGAAGTTTTTTTGCCGCACGAGCTTTTCAAGCAGATCGAGGACAAGGATGCCGCCGAGACCGCCGGTTTCAACATCGAGAACACCATCGAGGCGATTAACAGGGCTTCCCCGATCCAAATTCGTGACCGTTTAAACATCGGCGGCACTTTGGAGACGTGGTATCAGAACGCAATCCGAGAATTGACCATCGGCGCGAGTTACATGGCCGGTTCGAGCGTGGTTGTGGTCTATACGCTTCTCGCGCGCGAAGTCACGGGCAAAGTTTCGCACTATCGGCTCGCGGGTCCGGAAATGTCGGAGATTTTCAGTCGCGATGACCGATTTCCATCGATGGAGGACGCCGTCTCGTTCTTTTCTTTTCAAAAAGGCAACGGAACGCTCCACGGCAGCAAGGGAGTGGGCCGGGATATCTACGAAATGGCCGGGATGGTGGATCGCATCCGAAATGAGGTGGTGGACCGGCTGGTGATGGCTGGCAAGACCATGTTTCAGGGCGATATCAAGCGCATTCACACTTTTAAAATGTCGGTCATCGGTTCCACGGTGATTGTTCCGAACGGCTGGGTTCCTCTGGAGCAAAAGCTGGATGGAAACGTGGAGCCCTTCCTGAAACTCGATTCTTACTTCGCGCAGTTGGTGGATCAACTCGTCGGCGCTGTTTCGCCCCCCACTCAGGAGGGTGAGGCGTTTCGTTCTCCTGCGGCGTGGAATCTTCTCGCGCAAAGGCAGGAGGAAGGCCGGGACGTTCGCGTGGGCCGGTTCCTCGAACAGTTCACCGACTGCGTGGGAACAATGCAGCGGAGAATTTGCGATCCGGACACTGTCGATGAGGACGCCAAGGCGGCGCAGGAAGTTTTGCTCGATATCATGTCGAAAGAGGAACTGGACGAGCTTGCAAACACTCCCGTGGCCGGAACGATCAAGGACCTGACGCCGGTTGAGCGCCAAGCCATCGCAATGATTTCTGCCTCGAAGAAAGGCAACCCTCTTTACAAACAGCGCCAGCTTGAGATCGAAGAACTCGCCGCCGGGCCGGGAATTGATTTCGCGAACCGAGTTTTGCTTCCGGAAGAGGACCCCACTGAGCAGGCGGAGCAGCAACGGTTGCAGCAGCTTGAAGTGGTGTTGCTCAGTGGAGGCCAGCCGGTCCCAGTGAGCCCGCGAGACAATCACCTGATCCACCTGAAGGTCCTGATGCCCGTCGCGCAGCAGATGGCGCAGCATATTTTGGAAGGCAAATTCAGCAGCGACACGATGGAAGCTTTCGGCGCTCATATCAACGAACATTTCAACCGGGCTCTTCAGCAGGGCGTGAAGCCGGAGCAGTTGCAGGAAGTCGCCGACTTCGTGAAGAAACTTGGCCCCGCTCTGAATCAATTGAAAGCCGTCGAGGCCCAAGCGCAACAGGTTTCCCAAGCGTCCGCGCAACTCGAACAGGATCACATGGCCAGCGTCCCCACACTCCAGCCACCCCAATAACCTTTTCATCCCCTATGGAAATTACCCCCGATCAACTTTTGTGGACCTCTGACGACGAGGCGAACTGGAATTCTTTTCTGAGTTCGAACACCGGAAAGCGACTGCTTCCCAAGCTGGCCGAAAATGCGCCGTTGCTGTTGGACGGCACCGAAGTCAATAAGACCCTCGTCCGGAACGGCGAGCTTCGAGGTTTTCAGGCGGCTGTCCAAGCTCTTTTGGTTTTGTCTCATGCTCAACCACTCGCGCAGACCGGCGCGGAACAATCGAACTACCCTGCTCTGGAGGATGACTCCAAATGGGCGGACGGTCAAAAACTGACCCCTGAAATCAAAGGTTAATTATGGCTGAAACATCACTCACCCCGCCCGCCGCTCCTGCGGCTGGTTTTCCCGATGCGGGAAAGCATAACGCCGACGTCGCCAGCAAGCTGCTGAAGCAGGACTTGATTAACACGCCGCCGGAAGTGCAACCGGCCTCCGATGCGCTCGATGCGCTCGCGGAGCAGTTCAATAAGGAAAAGGAGGCCAAGGAATCCGGCGCACCTCCTGCGGTAGAGCCGCCCAAGGAAGGGCTGACCGAGGCCGAGAAGGCTGAAGCCGAAGCAAAAGCGAAAGCTGATGCGGACGCAGCGGCGAAGAAAGAAACCGAGAAAGAGGAATGGCGCGAGCAGGCCGAGAAGATTTTCAAAGACTCTCCGACGCTTCCCGCCGGAGCCGCGCCGAAGTCCTCGGAGGCTTTTGCCGCCATCAAGGAAAAGGCCGTTCAGGAAATTTCCGCCCGCGAAACGGAACTGGAAAAGCTCCGCACCGAGATCGCCAAGCTCGGCGAACAACTCAAGAACCCGGTCCCGCCGGAACTCACGAAAGAGTTGGAAGATCACCGCGCATGGCGCGCGAAGCTCGATGTGGAATCGGACCCGAAGTTCAAGGAGTTCGATAAGACCATCAGTGCCTCCCGCGAGTTCATTTACGCGCAGCTTCAGAAGCATCCGGTGATTACTCCCGAGGTAATCGCCGAGATCAAAAAGCACGGTGGCCCGGACCACGTCGTGATGCAGAAGCTTTTCGATGCAATCAAGGACCCCACGACCCAGCGGCTTATCGAATCCAAAATCGCGGATATCGAGATGCAGAAATACAGCAAGGAGCAGGTCATCAAGGCCACCAAGGACAACGTCCAGCAATACATGGCGGACCGTGAAAAGCAGGCGAAAGAAAACGTGGGCCAGCACAATACGATCACGAAGCAGTTCCTCGATCCGATGCTGAAGGAACTGAAGTGGTTCGCGAAAAAGGAACTCGATGCGAAAGCGGACGAACCCACTCGCAAGAGCGCCGAGGAGCACAACAAGTTCGTTGACGAAACGAACCAGCAACTCACCGCCGCTTATCAGGACGACTCCCCGCAGATGCGGGCGATTTTGCTCGTCGGCATGGCACAGCTTTTCAATCTGCAAAAGGTCCATGCGAATACCCAGACCGAGTTGGCTGCTGCCAAAAAAGCTCTGGAGGAAGTGACCGCCAAGTGGGAGAAGGTGAAGGGCGCGAGCACTTCCCGGCTCCGCGAGTCAGCGGCTCCCAGCACCGGGACGCCGAAGATCAAACCGGCGGAGACGATCAACACCCGCCCGGCTGATGCTCTCGATGCTCTCGCCAAACAGGTCATGGAAGAAAGGCAAGCTAAAGGCGTGTGAACCTTTTCCATGCCCCATCTGATAAGGGAGAGGGGCTCATACCGGTAGCGGTTCCCCCTCCCGCAACCATCATCACCTACGCAAAAAAGGTGCTGATAGTTTTGCCTTGGCAGAAGCACGTATCGCCGATCACTTCGTTCTGCGTCTCGCAGTTGATTGACCGGCGCAGGACGTCCACCATGATGAACTTCGGGGACGCCTTCGTGGCGCACTCCCGGAACACTTGCGCGGACATTTTCCTGAAGTCCCCGTGCGACTGGATGCTCACCATCGATGACGATATGGTGGTGCCTTTCGGCAACGCGACGTGGTTCAACGCGCACACCGGTTTTAATCTCCCCGAACCCTTTGCAAGTTTCAACGCTCTGGACCGTCTAATGTCCCATGGGAAAACACTTATTGGCGCTCTTTATTTTGGTCGTCACCCTACCGGCCCTCCGGTCTATAATGAGGGTGCCGCGAACCCCACCGAAGCCGCCTACGCCCGAAAAGCGCCGATAGATTTGGCGAAGCCGACCAAGTGGGTGGGCACCGGCTGCATGCTCATTCATCGAAAAGTTTTCGAGGACATTGAAGTCCGTTTCCCACGTATCGCGCGCGGACCGGCGAAGACCGGCGGGCACTGGTTCACGTCCACCGAAGTCAGCTTGGCGGATCAACTGGACCAGATAAAGACCGAGATGGAGCAGGGTCCCCTGACTGCCGAGAAGGCCTACCGGACCTTGACTTTGCTGGAGAACGCCACCGCTACCGCTCGCCGGGAGAACACGCTCGGGGCCGGTGAGGACGTCTCGTTTTGCCTGCGGGCTCTCGCCGCCGGGCACCAGCCCTATATCGATATGGGTCTGGTATGCGGGCATATCGGTCACTGTGTATACGGCCCGCAGAACACTCACGATGCTCCGAAGAAAAAGGTGGAATGAGAACCCCGTCGAACAAAATCCTGATTGTGCTGCCGTTCTGGAGCGGAGACAAGCCGATAGCGATGAAGCTCGCCCGGCTACTGGCTGATCTGGAGCCCACGCACTCGGAGGACGCCGATATTCTTTTCGTGTCCCGGTTCGACTGCACCCACGATGACACCACGATGCAGTCGGTGTCCCGGAAATTTAATGTGTTTAAACACACATCTCAGCGGCGCGGCACCGGCTGGCCCATGGGCTGTAATTCGATCTTTTTTGGCTCCTTGGAGTGGGTCTACAGAAAGATGGAAGCGAAGCAGATTCCGCAGTATCAGGCGGTGCTCTTTCTCGGCGCGGACGGCGGTCCCCTGAAGACCGGATGGATACAGCACTTTGTTTCTTCATGGCGGGAAGCGAACAAGGACAAAAAGATTTGCATGGCCGGGGCCTTGATAGACCCGCAGGGGGACCACCCACACATCAACGGCGATTGTGCCCTGTTATCCGGCGACTTGAGTTTTCTGAAGTGGCTGACGCTCGGAGTGGGCGACGTCTCAACAGTGGCCGGATGGGATTGGGTTTTATCGAGCGACTTTTCACAAAGGGGATGGGCGGATTTTCCGTTCGTTCGGAGCCTGTGGAACAAACGAACGCCTTTCTCTGAAGGGGATTGGGACGCAGAGAAGGCACTCGGCACGGTTTGGTTTCACGGTCAAAAAGGTTTTTCACTTATCGACATGAGCAGAAAGAAATTGCTATGAGCAAATTCCAAGGAGAGCCGATATCAATGGAGGAGGCATACGAGGGCTTGGGCCATCCCAGCACTTGGGACGCCGAAGCCTTAAAACTTCAAAATGATTTTCACCGAAAGCCCCGTGTTGTGGTTTGTGGTGCCGGTGGATTTGTGGGTGGCCAGATGGTAAAATATCTGGTGAAAAAAGGTTTTGAAGTGCGGGCGGTGTCTTCCCGCCCAATCGATCAATGGCTTTATGTGGACCGGGATGCCGCGCACAGTTATTCTGCGGACCTGAGAGACCCCTCGGCCTGTTGTGACGCTGTCTCCGGGGCGAATTGGGTTTACAACTTCGCCGCCAAGGTCGGCGGCATCGGCTACATCGGGGATCACAAACTCGATTGCCTGCTCAGTTCTTTGATAAACACGAACCTGCTTCGCGCCGTGGACACGATAAAGGTGGCCGGATATTTCTTCGCCTCCTCTGCTTGCATCTACGGCTCCTCGGACTTACCGATTTCGGAGACCGACACTTTGGTCCCCTCCTCCGGCTACGGCGAGGAAAAGATTTTCAGCGAGCGCATGTGCCGGGCTTTTCACGAGGAGCGTAAGACTCCGGTTCGCATCGCCCGCTTCACCGGAATTTATGGACCCGGAGATTCGATCAAGGGCCGGGAAAACAAAGACCACGCACCCTCGGCCCTCGCGCGCAAGGTCGCGAGCGCAAAGTTGTCCGGCATTCACGAGATCGCGATTTGGGGTGACGGCAAACAGGTTCGGAATTTTCTTTACGTGGACGATGCGGTGGAGGCGGCTTTCCGCATCATGCACTCGAACTGCGCTACGCCGATAAACGTGGGCACCACCGAGAACATAAATCTCAACGGCGTGGTGGATCATCTCGAAGAAATCTCGGGGACTAATCTGGCCCGGTTTTACGACCTGAAGGCGGCGGAGGGGGTTCGCAGCCGAATCTACTCTCTCAAAAAACTTACGGAGGTTACCAAGTGGATTCCGCAGACTTCTCTGCGGGACGGTCTCCGCGCAACCTACAATGACATTTGGAATAAAGCAATATGCAACTCAGACCTCGTAAAATCATGAACCCAGACACACTCGTCGCAATCTGCTGCTACGGCGGAGACGCGCATCAGGTAATCAAAGCGTTGCCCCAGTATCTCCATCACGAGTGTCCCACGCTCGTGTATTCGCCCGAGGATGCTCCGGCGGACATGCGGCACCCCAAGGTCGGCTCGCGGCTGATTGGAAAGGTCGGCTACATCGGTCAGGTCTCGCTGGACCGGCAACTGTTGCACCTCCATGCGCTGCTGCAACACCCGGCGGAGTATTACCTTTTCCACGATTCCGATTCGCTGTGTTTGTCGCCGAAGATTCCGCAATACCTTTACGACGAGCCGGACGTTTTGTGGTCGAACGTGGTGAATGACGATTACCGCGCCCGCCCTTGCCACACCGACATGCCGGAGTTGGCGTTCCAGCCGCCGTATTTCTTTTCTCGCCGGGTCCTTCTGAAGATGATCGAGGCGGGTCCCGGAATTCGGTTGCAGGAGGCCCGGCCTTTTATCGATCA